CTCGTGATCGACCACCCTCCGGTGGGCTTCACGGCAGCGGAGACCGAGGCTAACGCCAAGGCCCTCGTTGACTGGCTGGCAGTCGCCGGCAACCTAACCAAGGTTGTCGGTGGTGAGTCGTAATCTGTGGTTTTCGGTGACAGCGACGGCGTTCGCGACCCCCAGAAAGGGGCACGAATATGAAAGGCCGAAGCGAGATTTGGTTGGCGGCTCTTGAAGAGCTCGGCAACCAGTGCTCGGTTGACACCGCACGCGACGCAGAAACTTGCGTGCGCCGCGCAGCACAAGAAGGTGACTCGTTTTTCAAGGTCACCCTGCCCCAGTTCGCGAAGGAGCTTGAAAGCTCTCTCGCGGCTGGGCACATCCCTACCACCAGTTTTACTGGGTGGGGCCGCCGGAATCGCAATGTTTTTGTTGTTAGCGATGATTCTTTTGTCGCAGACAACGAAGCATACGATTCAAGCACCCTGTTCCAGTTTAAGACTGGAGGCGGAATCCCCAAGTTCTTGGGTGGATTCCTGGAGCTTGTGTTCGCGGATGACCGGGTCATCAGCAAATCGACATGGGACGGTGCCCTCGAATGGCTTCTGCATGAAGCCACAGAGGGCGAAGTGCCGAACCTTGTCCGGCATACAGTCCAAGATCTCCTCCCCCCGGCGCTGTTTGACATCTTGTCAGATAGCATCGAGGGAAAGCTCGATAGGGAGTACATAACCCCTAACGAGACGAGGGCGATCGAGGACGCTGCCGACGCGATCCACGCCATCAGACAACTCTGTTTGATGTTCTCGAAAGAGAAAGAGCTACCTGCTCAGCGTGATATTGATAATGCGATCGCGCGATTTGTTGAAATCGATGAGGAGTTGGAGGAGACGCTCATGCAGGGCGTCGATTTGACTCTCAGACCAGACCTAGTCCATCCAAGTCCAAAGGACGAGGAAGACGATGGTCTGCCCGGCGACATCGAGGCACTCGCAAAACACGAGCGCTTCGAAAGCCTTGCTGAGAGTTACCGTGCCGAGCAAGACAAACTCGGTCGGAACGAAGACGAAAAGTGATCAGCGAACCAATTGATCTCTTCCGAAGGGGAGAGACCAGGCTTGCTGATACACGACGCGTCTTCAACCTCCTGTTCGGGCGTGTTTTAACAAAACTCGAAGCTATGATCTATAGCGGAGAGCTGCGCCCAAAGCATGGTCCAGGGTCAACTGCTGATAGCCTCTACGGCAATCAAAAGTGGACTCTGCCCGTCTGGCACCAAAGGCTGGAAACGCTGTTTCCTTACGTGGATTACGGCGTCCCCAGTTATAGGTACTGGGATGAGCAGTTCTGGACCAAGTTCCTCATGCCCGAGGGCGAGCCGCCGGCGAAGCTGACGGCCGTCCCTAAGACGCATGGGAAGCCACGCTTGATCTCGATTGAGCCTACTGTGATGCAATATATACAGCAGGCGATATCGGTACCATTGCGTGATCTGCTGGAGAGGGATTCCCTCTCTAAGCACTTCATTGGATTCGAGGAGCAATGGCCTAATCAGGCTATGGCTCAAATCGGATCCGAAGATGGTTCGTTGGCAACACTCGATTTGAGTGATGCCAGCGATCGCGTCCCAAACTGGTTGGTTGAAGACCTTATCCAAGACTTTCCTCTTTTCGGAGAGGCGGTCGAGGCATGTAGGTCCTCTCACGTCCAGTTGCCTTCCGGAGATGTTCATCAACTCCGGAAGTTTGCGTCTATGGGCAGTGCAATGACATTTCCTATAGAGGCTATGGTTTTTACTTCCGTAGCCTTTGAGGCGATGTTCAGAGCATCGAAAACCCGACCCACCCTGGCTGCCTTTAGGCAGTACCAGGATCAGGTGCGCGTGTATGGGGATGATATCATTGTCCCCACGCACAAAGCCGAAATCGTGATCGAGGCGCTCGAGACCTTAGGGTTCCGAGTGAATCGCAACAAGTCTTTCTGGACTGGTTCGTTCAGAGAGTCTTGCGGTAAGGAGTTCTGGAAAGGAATGGACGTTTCCGTCGTTCGATTCCGGAAAAGGCTCCCTACGTCACGACACGATGTGGATGAGATTGTGTCAACGTCAGCTACTCGTAACCTGTTTTACAAAGCAGGTATGGAGGAGTTGGCGTCCAGACTGGATGACCTGCTGGTCGACATCCTGGATGGATGTTACCCGTGGGTCAAAGACACAAGCCCCATTTTAGGTCGTGTTCATAAAAGCGGTCTTTACCAAATAGACGGCTGGAATGAACGACTGCATTGCCCCTTTGTCAAGGGTTATGCAGTGGTGCCAAAGATCCCACAAAATGAGATCAATGACCACCACGCCCTAATGAAGTGTTTCCAAAGAGCGAGTCTGCCGAAGGCAAACTCTGAGGAACCCTGGGAAGAGGAAGTGCGTTATGCACAAATCGACCGCAGGGGTTGGGTCACAGAGCTTCTAGATCGAGGCTCAGACCCTAAACACCTCACACATAGTGGACGACCCTTCGCCGTCAGCATAAAGCGAGGGAAAGGCCTTCCGTTCTAACAGAACGGGGGGCGCTGGGGGGGACCCCAGCATGAGGAGG